TCACAAAATTGTGGAGTGACCGTTATCCGTATAGTTTAGGGTTATTTTATTCTGCTTTTACAGATATGTTAGGATTTATACCTGTTAAGGAAGAAAATTTGCTCACTCAACTTGCACTAACTGGGAAGCCTATATTTGTAAATAGAGTTGCAAAGTACTTAACTGAAAACTGTCACATTGGAATTAACGATTGGGAATTTGAAGATCATGAACGTGCTGACATTGCGGCAAGTGTTCAGTTTGTATTTGAGAACGAAATATCTAGATTAGCACAACGAGCAAAACAGTTGACTAAATCAAATAATGTTATTTTTACAGGTGGGTGTGCTTATAATAAGCCTGCACAAGACATGTTAAGTTTACATTTTGATAACTGTACTGTTCCAAAGTTTCCTGGAGATTCTGGATCAAGTTTTGGTGCAGTTGCCGCGTTTACTAATCGAAATTTAACATTATAAGATAACCCGTCTTACTATTTCTACGTTAAAGAAATAGCGTCCCTGAAACGATAGAACAGGGGGTACACTAGGACCTGACCTTACAGTCTCCCGTTCGGAGATCCTGAAAACTGCCTAGGGTGAGGAACGCTAACCTTTACCAAAAGAAGAAATACGTGGACAGAGTAACAGCTCAGTTTAGGGCTCATGTGGTGTGAGTAGCTAGACACTTTTATAAAACATATTAGGCAACATCGGCCTTGCCCGAATAGTAAGATAGCCTAGCTCCTAGTGTGTTTCATAAAAGTATGCGAGGTTTATAGTGAAAGATTTTGCAATTAAAAGACCATTTGGTCCTCCAATTTATTTTTCAACATTAGAAGATAGTACTATCGATATGTTGCAAAAAGTTGCAGTATCAACAAAAGAAAAAAATAATAATATTGGTAAAGCGTTAGCTGGAAATATTGCTTGCCAATGTGAAGCAATAATGGATAATTTACAGCGAGATACTTTTTTTAAAGATTTACAACCTCATGTATATAATACATTGAGAGGTTTCGAAGAAGAAACACCTACAGGTTTAGATTTATCTAATATGAAAATTAGTTTAGGTGGTGGCCCCTGGATAAATTTCCAACAAGCAGGAGAATTTAATCCATATCATAGTCACAGTGGTTATTTGAGTGCGGTAATTTATATTAATGTGCCAGACGTTATACAAGAAGAAAATAACAACAATCTAACAAGTAATACTCCACGAGCTGGCATGATTGAATTTATATTCGGAAACGAAATAGCACAAGGGTACTGTACAAAATCAAATTTTGTACATCAACCAAAAACAGGAGAAATATTTATTTTTCCAGCAGGTTTAAAACATTTGGTTTATCCTTTTAAATCAGATGTAGAAAGAATAAGTATGAGTTTTAATATATACAATAGTTAAAAATTTAATGCGGGGTTCGTATAGTGGTAATACCTGAGCCTTCCAAGCTCATGCGGAGAGTTCGATTCTCTTACCCCGCTCCAATATTTGCGTCCTTAACTCAGTTGGTAGAGTTCTGCCTTTACACGGCAGCTGTCGGCGGTTCGAGCCCGTCAGGACGTACCAGTTTATTCGGAGTGTAGCGCAGTCTGGTAGCGCACCTGGTTTGGGACCAGGGGGTCCAAGGTTCGAATCCTTGTACTCCGACCAATTTTAGGATACTAACAGCAAACCCTTATCGCCTTAAAAGCGAATGGTAGTTGGTTCGAATCCAACATTTGGCTTCATGCCAGATTAGCTCATTTGGTAGAGCATTCAAAATGTATCCTGTTTTATTTTAAGTAGTTTAGCCAAAATGTAGTGACAAGACAGTGCAATACTGTTATAATAGATACATAGCAAGGAAACTTGCAAAGAGTTTTAGGATCGGTACAGCAACATTCATATACTATGAATCGTTGGACCCTATGGTAGTTCGCTGGAGTTGAAGGGCTTGCCTGGAGACGTTGAAGGTGTCTATTGAAATAGACCAACAAGCACAGAGTGATGGCCTGTGTAAAATAAAAGCAGTCAACAACGATCCTGTTAAAATCCTAGGATGGATACAGCAACTTAAAAATTAAATCTGAACTGAATGCTATAGAAGGTGGTCGCAGGACACAGTAGTAATACTGTACTAGAAATAGACGCTCAAGGAATAGATGACACATTGGAAAGACTTTGTATGTTTCTATCGCAGACACAAGCATAGATAGTTAACATGAATTGTTGATAGGCTTGCGGAACTGAACCGATATACTGGGGAATAGGCAAGCAGAAAATAAAATACGGTTCCGCCCATCCTGTTAAATTTAGAATGTTAACAGCAAATTTAAAAATTTCAATCATATCGAAAATAAAATACATTCTGTGAGGTAATAAAAATGAACGCATTTGTAAACGCAATCGCAAATCAAGAAGCCCGTACTGCCAATGGCATGAAGGCTCGTAAGTCAACAGCCAACGCCTGTGTTGACCTGTTCTACAAAATCGGCGCAAGCCGTGGTAAGAACATCACTGGTGAATTCACTGCGGCTTATGTAGAAAACTCTGACGTTGCACTTCGCATCGCACAATGGGCACGTGATGTCCGTGGCGGTGCAGGTGAACGTCAACTTTTCCGTGACCTTTTGGTTCACTTGGAAAAGCGTGACCCAGATGCCGCTTTGGCTTTGCTGAAGAAGGTACCTGAAGTAGGTCGCTGGGATGACATCTTTGTCTTCTCAACCCCCGCTCTGAAGACAGCCGCTTACACAATGTTAGGCGACGCTCTTCGAGCACAAAATGGTCTTGCTGCCAAGTGGACTCCACGTAAAGGCAAGATCGCGGCTGAAGTACGAGCATTCTTTGGAATGACTCCTAAGCAGTACCGCAAGTCATTGGTAGCAATGACTACAGTTGTCGAAACACAAATGTGTGCCGGCGACTGGGATAACATCAACTTCTCGCATGTTCCATCTGTGGCTGCTCGCAACTACAAGAAGGCATTCGGTCGTCACACTCCTCTGTTCGCAGAGTATGTGGCTAAGTTAGTATCAGGTGACAAGACTGTTAAGGTTAACGCCAACGCAATCTTTCCACATGATGTACTGAAGGGTGTTATCGGTAGCTACCGTGCAAGTTTAGACAAGACAGCTACTGACCACATTGTGGCACAGTGGGATGCCTTGCCAAACTACGTTGGAGATGCCAGCATCATGCCAATCGTAGACGTTAGTGGTTCTATGTCTTGCCCAGCAGGCAAGAACACTAATGTAACTTGCATGGATGTTTCAATCAGCTTGGGCTTGTACCTAGCAGATAAGAACAAGGGCGTGTTCAAGGACACATTCTTGACTTTCTCTAGCAAGCCACAACTTGTTACTCTAAAGGGTAACATTGTTGACAAGGTTGCTCAAATGAGCAAGAGTGATTGGGACATGAGTACTAACCTACATGCGGCTATGAACAAGATTCTAGACGTAGCGGTTAAGAACTCAGTACCACAAAGTGACATGCCAGGCATGTTGCTGATCTTGTCAGACATGCAGTTTAACCAATGCGCCCGTTACGACGATAGCGCAATGCAAATGATCGAACGCAAGTTCGCAGATGCAGGTTACACTGTGCCACAGATTGTTTTCTGGAACCTAAACAGTTCAGACAACGTACCTGTAAAGGCAGACAAGAGTGGTGCCGCATTGGTAAGTGGATTCAGTCCATCAATCATGACTAGCTTGCTAGCCGCTGATTTGGACCAGTTCACTCCAGAAGGCATCATGCTTAAGACTGTAATGAGTGATCGTTACAAGTTGTAAACTGTTGTAGAAATACAACAAAGTTTGGGTAGCACCTTCGGGTGCTATTTTTTTAGGTTGACGAAACCAAAATTAGATAGTATAATATTTTTATACAGGAGCAAAAAATGCAAGTCTCAAGAATACAACAACATCAAATACAAGAATACAATCTTGAACAACGTCGTCTTCAAGAAAAGCGCGAGGAAGACTATCGTAAACTTGTAGAACGTAGAAATTTTGAACAAATTGTTGCAGAACGTATAGAAAGAAATATTCGTTTAGATTTGGACAAAGGTCGAAATATTGACATTGAATGTTAAGGAGCGATTATGCCATGGATTGAAAACGTAGCGGCAGATGATATCCCAAAAAGATTTCATCACGAAGCCGGAGAGAACTCAATGCTGATCAGCATTGTTGATCCAGCTAGTTGGCGTCCTACTCCTACACACAAGTTCAAAGAGATTCATAACTTTGAATTTCTAGATGTAGAAGAAAAGGATAAAGTATTAGAAGAAGCAATGAAGTGCAGTCAAGAACAGGCCAATGAACTTGTTCGATTACTGCAACACGCACTAGACAATCATATGAATGTTGTTGTTCATTGCTATGCAGGCATTTGCCGTTCGGGTGCGGTCTGTGAAGTTGGTGTAATGATGGGCTTCCGGGATACTGGTCGCTTTCGCAGTCCTAACCTGCTAGTCAAGCATCGCATGATGAAGGCCTTGGGTTGGACCTACGATGAAGATGAAAAGCCAAACGTTGATGATTGGCGAACTTTTACTAATAATTTTTAAGAAAGGAGGGCACTATGCCTAGTGTATTTTTAGTAAGCGACACGCACTTTGGTCACATGGGTGTATGCCGCTTTACACGTAACGATGGTGTTACCAAGTTACGTCCTTGGGATAGTCCAGAAGAAATGGACGAAGCTATGATCAAGGCTTGGAACGAACGTGTTAAGCCCACAGACAAAGTCTATCATTTAGGCGATGTTGTTATTAACCGCAGAGCATTACCCACGTTAGCCCGTTTAAACGGAGACAAGGTTTTGATCCGCGGTAACCACGACATCTTCCGTGACGACGAGTATAGGGCTTACTTCCGTGAGTTACGTGCCTACCATGTGATGAACGGGATGATCTTAAGCCATATTCCGTTACACAGTGACTCGATGGGTCGTTTTGGAGTTAACATTCATGGACATACTCACGCTAACCGCGTGAAGAAAGCACGTGGCGTTGACGCACGTACAGGAGAGATTTTGTACAGTGATGAAAACGATGTTCGTTACCATTGCGTTTGCGTGGAACAAACAGACTTTGCGCCCATCTTATTTGAAGACGTCATTGCCCGTATTGAAGCTGAAGGTGGTAGTGTAGGTTTTAAAAACGGCAATGGCCCAACAATGTAAGGAGATTGTATGTATCTATGTAGAGAAGAAGTTGTAAAAATTTTAGACACTATGGATAAATTTCCTGAAGCAACATCCTTTGAGTTGGTTCAGGATAACCATAGTGGTATTGGTAGTGTAACTAGTTTGATTGTACGTACTACAATTAACGGGCTAGACGGCGAATTTAAAACAGAAATTTCAGGTGTGGAGAATTGGTAATGCCTAAATGCTATCAGTTAATTGGAGTGCCTGCCAGCGGTAAAAGCACATGGGTTAAAAATCAAGATTGGGCATTAGGTCTAACTGTGGTTAGCACAGATAATTTTGTAGAGGCATACGCTAAAGCACAAGGTAAAACTTATTCTGAAGTGTTTGTTGACTATATGCCCACAGCGGTAGATCTAATGGTTGAAGTTGTAGTTCATGCTCGAAAGCACGGGCATGATATTATTTGGGACCAAACTAGCACCACTGTTAAAAGTCGTGCCAAGAAGTTCCGTATGTTGCCAGACTATGAGCACATTGCTGTGGTGTTTAAGACGCCTGAACACGAGGAACTCATGACTCGTTTGTTAAGCCGTCCTGGTAAAGAGATTCCTGATCATGTTATCGCTAGTATGATTGCCAGCTGGGAAGATCCCACAGAAGAAGAAGGATTTAAAGAAATTTGGTACACATAAGTTATGTATGCAGTTAATAGGGCCTCCGGGCCCTATTTTTTTGGTTGTATAAATACAATAGTAGAGATAAAGGTTTAAATGCCAAAAAAGAATAAATACTCATAACTAGGTAATACCAGGAGTTATTACATGCCATTGCAATTACGAAGGGGCACAAACGCCCAAAGATTAACAATAACACCGCTACAGGGTGAAATAATTTACACTACAGATACTAAAAATCTATATGTAGGGGACGGAACAACTGTAGGGGGAACTGTCATAGCCGGTGGCGGTGGTGGCGGAAGCTACACTGACGCAGACGCTCAAGCAGCGGCAGCAGCATTGTTTACCGATGCCACGCATACAGGAATAACATTTGTCTATGACAGCGTTTTAGAAACCCTTACTGCTACAGTTACCGGTGGCGTTGATGCTGAACAGGTTCGAGATATTGCATCTTTAATGATGACCAGCGGAGCACACGCTGGAATAACATTAACCTACAGAGATGTAGATGATGCACTAGATTTTGAACTGGATCTTGATTATTTAAGAGACGAAACTTATACATCTCTTATCAGCGGAACTCAAACTGGAATAACAGTTACTCAAGAACTCACTGGTGAAATTAATCTTGATGTTGACCTTGGAATACAAAATTTAAATGATGTAGATCTTACTGCTCCTACACCAGTAGCAGGTGATGTTCTAGCATACGATGGAACATTTTGGGGTCCAACTCAAAAAATAGCAGCAGTAGAAGATGACCTAGCTCCAATACTAGGAGGCGCACTAGATTTAAACAATTATAATATCACAGGCACTGGAGATATTGTTATAACAGGCACTGCTGAACTTGATGGAATTTATATTCCTCCAACTACACTAGGCGGTTTAAGCATCCACACTGAGGGATCGCTAGACGACAACTACGATCTCTTTACTATTTCCACATGGGGAGATAGTGACATTGGTGCTGGCATGGACTTCTCTAGAGCCAGAGGAACTTTTGCAAGTCCAACTACAATTCAAAATGGTGACGTTGTATGGACAACATCTTATAATGCTCTTGGTACAGTAAACTACGGTGCTGCCGCTTATACTACTGTTACTGTAGATGGCGCACCTGGCGCAGAAGCAATTCCTGGTAGATTTAACATTTACACAGGAACAAACAGACTTGACGAATTTACCGTTGCCTTAAGCGTTGGCGCCAGTGGTGAAGTTACCCTGACTAATAACACAGTTGAAGCAGGACTAGGTGCTGGAGAAGTTGACACTGGTAGTGGTGCATTAACATACCTCAAAGTAGTTTT